CGAGAAACGATAGAATCGAAGTCAGCTAAAGTGGTTGGGTTACCACCGCCCCATACGTTTCCACGATCGTTTACTACATAGAATACACCTTCAGAACCTTTGTAACCAGCAGCAACGGCACCAGAACCGCTTACAGCAGGAACAGCTTCAATCATAGCGGTCTCTAAATAGTCTTCGAAACGCAAACGAGTTTCGTGCTCAGACTTCAAATACCACAAGAATCCAGAAGCACCGTTCTCGGTAGTAACTTCGATCCAGCCAATCTGAGCCATGTCAGAACCAGAAACAGCGTACTTATCTTTGATGATAATTGGGCTGTTGTCGTAGATTTCGTCTTCAGCTTCTAAAGAACCTACCATTCCGTTGGTTCCTTTTTTGAATTCAGAACCGTAGATGAAGATGGTGAAAGTGTTAGCAGCAGAAGCGTTGGTCATACCAGCAGCTTCGTAGAAAGCTACATCAATAGTACCAGCACTGGTGTTAACCGCAGTGATGATACCTTTGTTCTGGGTAGGACCAGCTACGTTAGGGGTGATTACCACAGTTTGTCCAACACGCAAAGCGATGCTACCAGCAGTCAAACCAATAGAAGCACGGTTAGGAACCAATACGTCATTGATTGTGAAAGTAGCGGTGTCAGCACTAGACAAAGTGGTGGTTGTGCAGTTGATGTACTTGATGTGCAAACGACCTTGCTCAGCCCATTTAATCATGTCTGAGTTGGAAGGCATTTCAGCGCCAACCATGCGCAAGAAAGAAGCGATAGTACGATTACCATAACGCTCAAATTCTTTCTCGTAAGTATCAGGAAGATACTGGTTCAAGAAATTGAAGTCGGTAATATAATTAGTAGCTAGGGGTACCTGTTGCGCACTCGGCTGCAACTGATAGGTAGGTGAGGACAAAATTGCCATTTTTTTAGTTTATTTTTTTGTTATACTTTTTTTATGCTACGTATTTTTAATCCTTTGCCGGAATCAGGGTTCACCGTCTTAACCTGGAATCCTTCTTTGCTCATTGCTTGAGGAGCCTGTCTTTCGCTCATATTAATATTCTTAATCTTGCGATCCACACTTTCCGCAGCTGCCGACATACCCTGTTCATAGAAGTATTTGGCAAAGCGTTCTGGATTCATGGCCACCGCTAACGCTCTATGATAACCCACTGCATCCTTAATCATCCCTGATTCATCCAAGTACTTACTAATAAAGTTCGTTGGTGTCATCTGAGATTTCTTTAATTCAACAGCATCCCCCGGTGCGAAACGTAAAATTTGGTCGTTTACCTTGAACTCAAAACCTTTGAATTCATTGTTAAATACCTCCTCGGTCTTTTTTGAGAACCACTCACGTTTACGCTCGGCTTCTTGTTCCATAGTTTTCGCCTGCGATATGTATTGCTTGTAAGCCTCTAGTTCTTCTTTCTCTTCTGGAGATATGTCTGCCTGTCTTGACTCAAGGGGCATTTTGTATTTCTCTTTCTGAGTATTGAAGTACTGCTTGGCTTCTGCAAGCATTTTCTTCTTGGCTAGTTTGGCTTTCTTGATAGATGATTCATCGTCCAAGTCTTCGTCATACGAATACTCTTCTAACATTACATCGATATCTTCGTCATCCAAACCAACCTGAGTTGTTTTGAGGTAATTACGCAATAACGAATCTGGGTTCATTGAATCAAAATCCTCCCTCAACTTTAGGAAGTCATCGAATCCACGCCCAGTTTCTTTGCGATACTTCAAATATGCAGATACATCTTCAGGAAGTTCTTCCTGAGAACGCTCTGCTATCAAGTCATCAAAAGAATTGATTTGCTTGTCGTAGCGTTTGCTTATATATGAAAGAACGTCCTCTTCTTTAAGTTCTGCCGGTGTAGGCTCAGGGATTGGTTCAGGTTCAGGTTCGGTTTGTGGTGTTGGATCAGGCGCTTGATTTTCCAATTCTGCCTGATGTTTATTCAACAACTCCTCTTCCAATTCCTGAACACCCTTGGTCTCTACGGGCGTAACTTCTCTTACTTTTATTTCCATTTGATTAAATTTAATTTGCTACAAATTTATATATTTTTTTTAATATCGTTATTTGGGCTCAAATACCGACAAATCGAAACCATCCAACGTGTCCTCTGTAGACTCAAAATTGATGGGTGGTAAATTGTTCTTACGCTGATTAATCAACTTAGATTGCTCAGTGTTTTGTTGACTTATACGCTTAGCCTTTGCTTCTTCCTTTTCCTTCTCTCTGGCGGAAAGAGATTGAACATCTATGCCAGCAAGAGTCATGTTATAATTGAACTCTTCGCTCATTAATTGACGCTTTAACTCAGCCTCGGCTTTCATTCTTTCAATCTCAAAAGCAACTTCAGCCTGTTTGATTTGCATCTTGGTCTGACCTTCCATTTGGATTTTCTGCAATGCTGTCTGTGAAGCCATCTGCTGAATCTCCATTTGCTGTTGGGCTACCATTTGCTGCTTCATCATGTCCATCTTATCTCTCTGCTCTTGCAACTTCATTCGCTTAACCTTCAATAGCTGGTTGGCCATCTTCAAGTTTTTGATTTCACGAATGTCAATTGCATCCTCAAGGTTGATGTCTCCCTTAGACAAAGCCATCTGTATGTTGGCCTCAAGCTGTGCTCTTTCCTCTTCGTCCGGAGCAATCTCTAGGAAAATGCCAAAGTCGTAGATGTATAAGTCCTTGATTTCATTTAAGATAGAAACATTGTACTTACCGATACGGCTGATAAAGTCATCTTTGAAATCAGCATACTGCAAGATATCAGCAACCCTATATGTCAACGCTTCTGCTATAGACCTGAATATGTACAGACCCCCTTCCAATATGTGGCGAGTGGCTGTATTTGAATTTAATGCTGCTAATTTCTGTAAACCAACTAATGAGTTAGGGTCTGGCGTAGATGCATCACGGGCCTCATTAAGACCGGTAACTGTACGCAACATATCCATATAGTGGTTGTAGTTGGCGATAAGCATCTGAGTCTTAGCCGAACCTGAATTGGATGTTAACTGCTGAATTGGAACCCTAGCATTGTTGTAGTCCCCATCCTGGGTGTAGCTTCTACCAATTACACTACCTGTTTGGAAGTACAATCTCAAAGCATCCTCTGGGTTGTAATCCTGCCCGGTACCTAAATCAACTTCGTTAAGTCCATCGGCATCTATAAATACGCCATCGGGTACAGTACGAGCAATAACTTGTTGCAGCTTTAAGTGAGTTAACTGAATCAAGTCAGCAAATGGTATCATCCTGCGAACCAAAGACTCAATCGTTCCCTTGTACATTCTTGGAGCGCACGCCACGTAGTTTGGTAGCGCATGCTGAGAAGAAGACTTAGGCCTAACCATATTTTGAGCCATCTCCCATTTAAGAAGATAATTGGTTCCCATTACCATCACACCCTCGTACCATACATCGATAGTTTTTTCAACTTTCTCGAACTTACCATCCTCCATCATGTCTGTTGGTGGGTTGAAGTTCTCATCTTTCTCAATGTATTTAACTCCTCCACCTTCTAAATACTTCTTTTTGTAAACTATCTTCTTGGTAGTCTTATAGTTGAAATACAAAAGCGTGGTGGTGTCACGAAAGAATATAGTATTCTGATAGAACTGAGCTACGTTGTAGTAGTTGTACCAGTTCTGACTGCTCTTAGCGATTTCTTCCAACTGCTCATTGGTAAGCGTGGGGTCAATCTTTAACAACTCTATGATGGGCAATGTTTTAATTTCACCCCAATAGAAACAATCTTTAAAGTATGGGTCTTCAGTGTAACTGTAAACTACATTCGCAGGGTCTACATAAGAAACCTGAACACCGCTGCCCAATAAGAACTCGTGTTTAGCTACACCAATACCAATAGTAGCCATATCGTAATCGATACGCTTTCTTAAATCCAAGTACTTATTCTCGTCAAGGATTGTATTGATGGCTTCCTCTTCGGCAATCTCGATAGCAGGTTTGTAGTTTAACTGCATGTACAACGATAGCTCCTCGTCATTTCCAGGAAGCTCATCAGGGTCCATGGTAAATGGGTCAATGCCCGTTCTCTCTTTTACGATCTCTAAGATATCCTTGGATACCATCTGAGATTCTATAATGTCCTGATACTTAGTTCGTTTGGCTTGAGACATTGCGTCTTGCGCATAAGCCTTAACCTTAAACAATCTGTCAGACATACCGTTAACTACGATATCGACAAACTTTGGGATAACTGGAACCGGTGTCCAGTCTAAGTTTAAATAGGACAAGTCGCCATCGATGGCAAGTTCGTCTTTGTATTTTTGAACTGATTGCTCGCCTCTGGCGTATAATCTAAGTCTATGGAAATCTCTCCATTGACCGTAGTATCTGCATTGGTTACCATCCTTCCGGAACCACTCGTAAGTTATTGCGCCTCCTATTTGTAATCCATACTCAAAGGACGCTTTCTCCTGATCAGAAGCGAACTGATTCGGGAATCCTGTGCTTGATATATTAATTTTAACGTCTTCCATTTTTTATATGTACCTCCAAGTTTCTCTATTTATTATACATCGGATTGTATTTTTATATACACCGAATTGCCTTGCTATCGACCTTTGGCTTTGCCCACTAGCGTGGAGATTTCTTATTTGGATTACATTTGATTCTGTTAATTTAGATGCTTTGTTGTTTGAGCCCTTTTTAGCAGAAGCTCTCATTTTTTTCTTTGTCTCCTCAGATACCTTTTTCCCGTACATGTGATTTTTTGCACCAGTACTTTTCTCAGACATTTTCTTTTTGGTTTCCTCAGAAATGACCTTACCTGTATGAAATTCTGATATTCTTTGTCTATGCCATTCTGAAATAACCTTGCCTTTGTTTGGCGCACCCATTTTCTTTCTGGCTTCTTCGGTATGGACAAGACCTTTGACTCCATCCCCACCGGATGTGATGTTGCACAACGTACCACCATCTACCTTTCTTTTGTATAAGTCAATAAATTCTATTTCCTTTTGCTTGGCAAAATCATAATCAACATCGTCAAACAGAATATGAACGTCATATCCATGCAGGGATACTACGGATTTCCAATGGCTGTTTCTGTGGGTTTTGGAGTAGGCTCTTTTAGTGTTAACACCTATGCCAATATAAAATGGCATATTGGTATCTTTTCTTATATGTCTATAGACGCAAGCCATTATCTAATTATTTCACTTATATCACCCTTGTTCGAGTACCTTGCAAAAGTAATGCTTATTTTTGATTCTTTTTTTTCAGGTAAATATAGGTGTTTTTGGT